GGACAACGTATGTTGAAATTCAAATGGTTCGAACTCATCAGTAAGGAACTAAGATAGGAAGGAACTTAATGATGGCCAAAGAATTAAACGAGGGTAACTTATATCCTATGAGACAGTAATGTTGAATAGAGTCGGATGAATACGTCATTCGAGTAATCCTATCAGTCATGATAAGTTTTGTGGAGGTGCTGGCATGAAATATGTAAAGTACCAAGCCGACTTTCTAGTTCAATGGAATAAGCGAATGTGCATCGACAGAACCGAACCGCTAGTAGATAAGGTCGTCGAGGCAGTGCTTCACGAACAGCGAATTCCATTCAAGCACACAAGTGAGTACAGGAACATTTATAGTTACGACAAATTGTGGTTACAGCTTGAGAACTATGATTCTGAGTATGTACGGAGTGTGGAAGACCCACACCTGAAAGCAGGATTAAAAGTAGCGTTTAGAAATTTCGCTAAACCAAAAGGAATGGATTACTTATCATCTGTTAATTTAATGGCTGAAGCCCAACAGCTGTTTAGTGCCTTAGGAATTAAGCGTACGACTGCAGCTGGATTAACAGCTTACGGAGAGACGAAATTCGAAGCTTTCTCGACTGGTCTTGAGAAGGCCATCAAGATTGTCAAAGACGGAAAGTCACCGTCGCCCTGCTTAGCAGGAGTTCGAACTCAACGTAAGGGTAAGACAAGACTAGTTTGGGGTTATCCTTTAGAAATGACAATATTAGAAGCGACAGTTGCACGTCCGCTCATTGATTATTTCAAAGGCATTAATCACTTAATGACGTTTGGTAGAACAAGTCATGAGATTGGGATGCGTATTCGTAAGAGTGCAAGTAATACACGTTATCACCTTTCGATTGACTACTCAAAGTTTGATAGTTCAGTTTCACCACTGTTCATCAGACATGCATTTAATGCATTCAGGAGTTGGTTTGATGGTAAGGAACTTGTGTATGGTAACTACACTGTTTCTGAAGTATTTGACTTGATTGAAGGTTACTTCATTCATACACCATTAGTAATGCCAAATCGTGATAAGAAGTACCCAACCTTGGTGTTAGGCAAGAAGGGTGGGGTCCCAAGTGGTAGTTATTTTACTCAGCTTGTGGATAGTTTTACTAACGCAGCTCTGATTTTCGCAGTTTCGTCTAAATTTCAGTTGGGGCTGAAAGATGAGAACGTAAATGTTCTAGGAGACGATTGTCTTGTCTTTATTAATCGAGAAATCGATTTAGGCTTGATAAGTAACTATGTACGAAAACTAGGCTTTGAAATGAACCCAACGAAAGGTTCTTCGGGTCCGTCAAACTCGAGGATAGAATATCTCGGAAGAAAGTGGAAGAACGGATTTCCAATCCGCACTTATGACGAGGCAGTGCGTGGTGCATTGTATCCAGAGAAGTTTAGAAAGTACAACGAAATGCGCGGCATCCGTCGCATGGAGGCACTTAATGTGCTTAATTCCTATCTACTTACCTCGTATGTAGAGGACGCACCGGGAGGAATTAACAAATTTGGTGAAGTAACAATCCCCACAGGTAGATATGTATCTGGCTTAACTAAGTTCCTGATGTCAGAAGGACTAATACCTGGGAAAGTTCTTAAACGAGCCATCTATTGATGGAACGAAACACGGAAACGTGGAGTAGGAGGATTCGG